CGGGGGAGGCCGAGCCGGGGCTGGCAGAGAAGGATGCCCAGGCAGGGAGCCCCTCGTCCCCGTCAGGGGAGTAGGACGCCACCAGGGCAAAGCCCGGCACGTCGGCATACACGAGGCTGGAGACCGTGGTTATGAGCTGGACAAGGGACGCCGTGCCGGTGTTGTAGCTGCCGTCCCCGTTGTAGGTGGCCACCACGCCATGGCTGCCCACCGCCCAGGGGGAGGAGGGGTCCATGGTATAGGTGACCTGCCCGAGGACGAGGGACTGGGTGCCGAGGTCCCCCTGGATAGAGTCCGTGATGTCCACCGTGCCGGTCGGGGGCGGTCCCCCGGACGAGGGCCCTACCGTCACGGTGAGGGTGAAGGCCTGGCCGAAGGACTGGGGGGTATTGCTGCTGGCTATCGTCACCACGGGGTCGTACTTGGGGACGACCTCCTGCACCAGGACGGAGGTCAGGGGGGAGTATATGCTGTCCCCGCCGTAGGCAGCGGATATGTTGTGGTAGTCCAGGCCCAGGGAGGAGGCCGTGTACTGGGCGGAGCCTAGGACGAGGGGCAAGGTCTGGGGGGAGAAGCTGCCCAGGTCGTCGGACAGGACCACGCTCCCGGTCGGCGTGCCGTAGCCGCCCGTGACATTCACGGTAAAGGTGACAGGGTCCCCGGTAAGGGAGGGGTTGAGGCTGCTGAGGACGGCCACGGAGGGGGCAGCATACTGCACGCTCTGGGACACCGTGGCGAGGCTGCTGGCATGGCTGTCGTCCCCGCTGTAGGCCGCCGTGATGGTATGGGGGTTCACCGAGAGGGCGGAGGTGCTGTACTGGGCCTGCCCCCCGGAGAGGGGCACGGTCTGGGGGGAGAAGTCCCCCAGGCTGTCGCTGAAGGTGACGCTCCCCGTGGGGTCCCCCCCCTGGGTGGTGGTGACGTTGGCCGTGAAGGTCACGGAGGTCCCGGATATGGAGGGGCTGCCGCTGGTGATGACCGCCGTGGCCGAGGAGTAGACGGAGATGAGGACCCAGCCGGCCACCCAGTGGGCAGCGTTGGGGATGGTGACGGAGACGGCGGTGTCGGGCAGGGGGTTGCCAGCGGCGGCAAAGAAGATGGAGTTGTCCCCGGCCGGGTCGCCGCTGGAGCGGTTGACCCATGCGTAGGGCGAGGGGGAGGGGTTGGTGCTGGTGTCGGTGCTATTCCAGGTGAACCCCCCGATGCAGAGCGACTCGCCGGGGTTGGATATCTCGGCGGTCGCCAGGGTGGTGCTGGCGCTCGACCCCCCCTGGGCCCAGTAGCTAGACCCGGCGTACGGCTGCTGGTTGCTGTTGGCGACGGTGCAGGTCCAGGAGTAGGCTATCCAGCTAACCACGTTCCCGACAGCATAGGAGGCGGAGGGGTTCCAGCAGTTGGGGTCATGGCTGTAGAAGTTGAGCGAGGTGGCGATGGTCGCAAGCTGGATGTCGCCCGTAATCTCGAAGAGCCCCCAGCTTATCGCTGGCCAGGTGCGGGAGAAGGTCACTACCTCCACGTGCTGGGAGTCGTCGCTGTCCGCCACCAGGTGCCCCCAGGAGAGGCATTGCCCGAAGGTACCGTAGGGGACGATGCTGTAGTCGGCGGCCAGCCCGTAGTAGGTGGCCCACGGGGGCCCGGGGGGGACCTGGGTCCTCACCGGGAAGAAGCTGTCGCCCCCCAGGCCTATGAGAAGGGTGGAGTTCCCCGTGACGCAGGGGTTGGGCAGGGAGAGGAAGGCCGAGAGGGAGTTGTCCACCCTCGCAAACGTGGACTGTACGATAGTGGGGACCTGGATAGCCATTATGCCACCACCGGCAGCCCGTACTGGTACGGGGGGCTAGGCATATGGTGTATGGCCTGGACCACCGCCGTCGAGGGGTCGAAGGCCTCCGCCAGGAACAGCAGGTAGCGGTTGTTGACGCTGTCGAAGGAGGCCGTCTTGACCGTGGCCGGGATGCCGTTTATGTAGACCTCCAGGACCTTGGGGTCCGTGGGGTCGAAGGGGACCGGGGGGCTGGTCGGCCGGACGAGCGGGCCCACCCAGCACTCCAGGACGAGCTGCACCCGGTTGGAGAACGGGGCATTAACCTGTGCCAGTATCCCCGGCCCGGTACAGGGAGGGGGGGGAGGAGGGGGAGGGGGGTTTGTGGAGAAGGAGAAGCCATAGTTTGCCCCGACGAACCCGCCCGACCCGTTGACGGAGGTCCATGTGCAGGGGTAGGGGCTGAACATGCTGTCAGCCTCCTGGTCCGCAACGGCCAGCGTCTCCCCGTCAGAGTTCCCCTGGTTGGCCTCCTGCGTCCAGCCCGAGGACGGGGTCCAGGACTGGCTGTTCGTCGAGTCATAGGCCAGGCTGATTAGGAGGTCGGGGCTGATAGCGGTAAAGAAGGTGATGGTTATGCCGTCGCCGGGGCCGACTATCCCCACGTTGTTCTCCGTGCTGTCCAGGCACTCGGCCATGGTGGTGAGCGGCGGGAGTGGGATGAACTCGTACTCCAGGACGACCACGGTGAGGTCGGCCGACGAGCTGGACTGGACCGTGACCTCGTCCGGGCCGTCGGCCGGGGCGAAGCCTGCATACAGCACCAGCATGGCCGAGGGCGACCACTCCCACTGCGGGCCTATCTGGACGAGGGGGGTGCCGAGGGTGTCCGTGACCGTGAACGTGCCCCCGGACGCCGTGTTCTGGCCGATTGCCACGAGGACTGCGTTGTTCTTGGAGACATGGCTCAGGAACGGGACCGCCGCCGTGGAGGTGCCGGTCACGCCTACCCCGTTCTGCTGGACGAACGTCGGCATTATACCCTCTTCTCCTTGGGCTTCCTGGCCCGCAGCTTCCTCTCCTCCTCTTTTACCAGGTCCTCCAGCGCCGGTTCCTGCGGGGGGGCAGGCCTTGCGGGCGGCTCCTTGGGGGGGGAGGCGGCGGGCTCGTCCCTCTTCACGACCTTCTTCTTCTCCGGGGGCTTGGAGGGCTGCCCCGGTGGGGCGGGGCCGGGCTTGGGAGGGGCGGCGGGGGGCCTCCCCGGCCTCTCCCCCCTCTCTGTCTCCACCTGCCTGTAGAGGCGCTTCTTCTCCTTCTCCACCAGCTCCTTGACCAGCCTCTCACGCTCCTCCGGGTCCTTGGTCCTGAGGATGGTATTGATGTCCTTCTTCATCCTCATCTCCATCTGCTCCCGGCGCAGGCGCTTCTCCCTGTCGGTCGGCCGCTCCTCCCTCTCCACACGCTCCCTGGTGCGCTTCACCTCACGCTCACGCACGACCTTGGTGATGTTGTACTGGACAGACGGCAGGATGCGCTCGAACACCGCCTTGACATGCTTGCAGATGACGAAGTTGCCCCGCAGGTCTAGCCTCTGGGTGGGTGCTTGCAGGAGGGGGCGTGCCTCCCCGTGCAGGCCGTCACGCTGGTGCAGGTTCCACTGTGCGCCCCAGTAGAGGAAGGCCGGGCACGAGCAGCTTACCCGCACGTCCAGCCTCTTGGCGTCCTGGGTCTCCTCGACCTGGGAGAGGTCGAACTGGACCTGCACGTCGTGCCCACGGGGGTCGGAGTAGCTCTCGTGGCACACCACGTTGTACTCCAGGTAGAGCTCCTTGGGACGGCTGCGCTTCAGGGTGGCATTGCACCCCGCCCGGCGCTTTACGCTGAAGGCGTTCGTCTGCCTCACCAGCTCCGGGAGGCTTATCGCCACCTTGGTGTACGGAGGACGGAGGACGATTATGGGAACCTGCACCCAGAGCGCTGTGTCCAGGCTGGATAGGCTTGCAAAGGCCATAGACCCCTCGTCTATGGTTCGGATATTCTGTTCTGCTCGGGTTCTGGCGGGCTGTCCTCGGGGCCGGGTACCTGGGACGGAGGGGGGGGAGGCGGATGCACGGCGTAGTCAATCTCGCCTGCGGGGGAGGGCTTCCTCCTCCTCTTCTCCCTCTTGGGCACCTCAATGCCCAGGGTGGGCGGGGATGCGTCATAGTCGGGGAGCAGGCGCTTGAAGCCGGTAAGGTGTGCGTTGGTCAGGGGCGTGCCCTCGGGGTCGAAGCCGGCCAGCGGCCCTGTTGCCTGGGGGATGCCTGCGTCAATGGCCTCGTCCGCCTGCCTGCACAGGGAGTCAAGGTCCGCCTGGGCCGCAGGCGTGAGCCCCAGGTCGTTGACCTCCCTGCCCGGAGGGCCGAGCAGCCCGTATAGGTCGGGGGCGGGCCCGGGTGCCTTGAGCGTCCTGGCATACCCATCGGCAAGGGTATCAATGGTGATTGCCCCGGCCGGGGCGGGCGGGGGCTTGGGAGGGGCCTTGACCTCGGAGATGAACCTGCTCTTCAGGAACGCCTCGATGGCCAGGGACTCCACCCTGAGCACCTTGACGAGCTTGCCGTTGCGGAATATGGCCAGGGAGCCCCCGCCGTGCTGGGGGTTGTAGGAGAGGATGTCCCCTGGGCGCACGTAGAACCTTGAGCCCTCGAAGTTTATGGCTGTGCTGGCTACATAGTTCATCATCCCTGGTCCCGGAGGCTGCCCCCTTAATAGCATCCCCGTAGCGTGGGCATGCTTGCTTATAATACCGGGTAAGGGGGGAAGAGGCAAAAAAAGAGCGGGGACCCGCAGGGGTCCCCGCCTGGAGGGACTGCGTCTTGGAGGGCTCTAGTTCTCGCCCTGGTTCTGGCCATTCCACATCTGGAAGCGGCCGGTTACGGTGAGGCGCTGCACGCCGGAGGGGTTGAACACCAGGAACCCGAGGTTCTCGAAGATGCTGAACCCAATCTGCCTGAGGTCAGGCCTGTCGGCGGACATGACGGTGAGCGGGATGCGCTCCGGGATGACGCCCAGGAACTCGGCGTCCGCCAGGAGGTACACGCACCCGAAGCCGACCTTACGGGACTGGAGGAGGGTGGCTCCCCACAGGTAGCCCATGACGCCGGTCTTCAGCAGCTTGCGCTGCGTCTCACGGTCGATGTTCTGCTGAGTCCACTTCAGCAGGTCAGTGTAGTCCCTGGGGTTGAAGAAGCAGAAGGCTACGCTGAGGTCGTGCCGCTGCACCTGTCCGAACCCGTCTGCCATCGAGTTGATGTCGATGGGCGGGGAGATTTGGATGTCCCCGTTGTAGACAGGGTCGAACGGGCCGCTGCCCGCCTTGGTGACGTTGTCCGCTGCGACCTGTGTGTTGGCTGCGGCGGCGACGGCATCGAACAGGCCGAAGACGTAACCGTCCTCGGCTGCCCCCACCTCGGCCTTCGCCAGGTTGAGGGAGCGGGCGACCAGGTCAAACCGGCGCTCCTTAATCTGCGTGATAGGAATCATCGGGTTTGACACGATTTCGAACGTCGGGACGGTGACACGCTTCGGCTTTGTGACCCGAACGATGTCTCCGCCCTCCTCGCCGACCACGAAGGCCTCGACAAAGGACCCACCGGCAGGGCCGGAAACGGTCTGGGCCGCAATGTCGAACTCCTTGTCGTAGATGGGGAGAGCGCCGTCCGGCAGGGTCTCGACCATGAGCGCCTTCCTTGCGATGCTCATGTAGTCACGACGCCTGCGGAGGGACGGTCCGAGGCTGGCGGCGAGCTTCTGCCGTCCGCCGGCCGTCTTCAGCAGTTGGCCTAGCATTGCCGTCTGCTGCTGGGTGCGGGAAAGGTTTGCCATCTAAGTAAGTCTCCTTTTCTGCCTTTATAGCAGGCTGGCGACGCCTAGCCAGGGCTCCTGGGTGGTCGGCACGTGAGTGCAGATTCCCACGGGGATGCGGTTGCCCGCCGTCTGGGAGTAGTTCCCAGAGGAGGTGTAGAGGCCGACGTTCGAGGCGTGGGCGCTGTTGCTGCCTCCGCAGTAGACATACTGTCCTACCTTGTAGGCGGACAGGGCGTAGGAGTTAGTGTCGTACGACTCCTGGTTGAGGTTGCCCTGCCAGAGCGCCCGGACGAGCGGGGCCTTCTTGGAGCCCGCCGGCCCGATTGCACCGGAGAACTCGCCAGGACCGTTGAGCAGCGCCCCGAAGGGGATGTTGCCCGCTGCCACAGTGGTGGTCGCAGACGAGGTGTAGTAGTTGTCGTTCGGGTTGTACGGGCCAGGGCCGACGATGCCTGCCGCTGCGGTCTCGGTAGGATTCGTGGCGTCCACGTCGCATGGAACTATGACCGCCTGGTTGGTGATGTTGTTGCCAGGGGAGGCCAGCGCCATGATGCGCCCGCCCAGGTATCCGGCGCTGATTAGCGTCTGCTGGTCAGTGCCAGGGTCCCCGGTCAGGAGCACGTCAGGCGTGCAGTTCACGCTGTCGTTCTGCCCGTAGTAGAGGAGCTTTAGACCCATTTTTCTACTCCGTCGCAGGCGGTTGGATTATGGGGCCTGCCAGCCCGTCGTCCAGGGAGGGACATTCGGGGCTATAGCATGCCACACACGCCTACATATAAGGGGGTCCGTAGTCGTGGAACCTTGAGAATTTCAGGGTAGAAGGGACGCCCGGAAGTCGGTTCCGGGCGCTTGGTTGGCGGGGTTCCAGCCGTATAGGCCCGACTTGCTGGGATTCGATGGGGTTCTGTCTTGCGGGTTATTGGCGGGTGGCCAATCTTGCATGAGGGGGATGTCCTGGATAAGGGTACGCCCCCCGGCTGGCCCGGGGGGCGTCTGGTGCTGTAGCTTTACCGGCCCTCTCCTACACCGCCGTCGCCGAACAGGGCGTCTGCGATGTTAACGGTGCGCACGGCAGCGTCCTTGTCGGAGGCGATGACCGGCTTAATCTTCTTCAGCGAGGCCGGTGCCTTCTTGGCGGCGGGCTTGGCGGCCGCCTTGCCCTGGGAGGCAGGCGTGTCGCCGTCCTTGGGGCCCTCCAGCTTGGGCTGGGAGTCCTGCGGGACCCTGACAGGGCCCTTGCCAGGGCCGCTGTCCTTGAACTCCGGCAGGTCGGAGGTCTTGATGACCTCTGCCCACAGGGTGGAGCTATGGTCGTCCTCGAAGTCCCTGCCGTCGCTGCCGGCCGTGTCGCTCTGGAACTTCTTGGCCGCCTCCCCGGTGAAGCTGGGGACCACGTCCATGCCTGCCACCTGGGCGGCCGTCTTGACATCGAACAGGGCCGCCAGCGGGTCGGCGTCGGAGCCTACGACGGAGAACATGTCCTGGATGCTGCCCATGCCGTTCTCGTCGATGGCAGCCTCCATCTCCACTGCGGCCGACGGAGCAAAGAACTCTGCCCCGGAGCCGTCCCCCTCGTTGGCGAGTGCGGAGGTCTTCTCCTCCATGGAGTCCTCGTTGAAGATGCTGTCGAGGTTGAGCGCCTCGCCCTCGCCCTCCAGGCCCTCGCCCTCTCCTTCCAGGGCCTCGCCCTCTCCTTCGAGCTGCTCCCCGGTCTCCTCAAGCTCCTGGCCCTCTGTCTCCAGGACGCCCTCCGGGACCTCCTCACCCTCCTTCTCCTCGCCGGAGATGTCCTTCTGAAGCTCCTGTATCTCCTGGGCGACCTCCTGGACCTTCTCCGAGATGTCCTTAATCTTCTCCTCGGTCACCATCTCGGCGGCCCCTCCCTCGGCGGGCGGTGCGGGAGGCATTGCGCCCTCGTCTCCCATGGGCGGGAGGTCGGCGGGCGGCTCGGCAGGCGGGACCTCTCCCTCTACGGGCGGCTCCTCGGCGGGCGGTGCGGGCTCTGCGGGTGCGCCCTCGGCGGGCGGTGCGGGGGGCGCTGCTGGCGGGGGCATCGGCGGGGCAGGCTGGGCGGTCTTGGCGGAGGCGTCCTTCTTGGCGTCCTTGACCTCCTGCTTCGCCTCGGCCTTCTCCAGCTTCTCCTTTGCCTTGTCGGACTCCTTGCCAGCGGACTTGCCCTCGGACAAGTTCACGGTGTCGCCGGGGCGCTCTCCTGCCCCTGGACGCTCCGCAGCCTTGCCTGCATCGACTTCCTTCGGCTCGGAGTGGGTGCCGCCGCCGCAGCCACTGGCGAAGCGCCGCTGAAGCGCCCGGATCCTACGCCGGAATCGGACCACGTTGGAGCGCACCAGGCGGCG